GTCACCACCCGGTTCAGGTGCTCCACCCGGTTCAGACCCGCCTCCGAAGTCTCCTCCACCACCTAAGCTAGAGAAACTTCCTCCACCACCACTGTCAGGTGGTGCCGGTGCTCCCGCTCCTGCGGTTGTTCCTGACGCAGGGTTTCCGTATAACTTATCAATGTTATCAAAGATACCTGTGTGAGTGATAATTGTTGCGGTATTAGTTAATTCAGCACCAACGGCTTTTTCAATACGTTGTTGTTGTAAATCTAATTTAATTTCTTCATCAGAAAATCCTAATACGTGTTTCTTAGCCCACGATACAGATACAGGGGCAATACCCTCGATTGCTGTAACCGCGTCTTTGTATAATAATATTTTTTCTTTCCAAAGGTCAACTTTTAATAAATCTGCTTGAGACGATGGATTTGTAAGTCCTAATGTAAAGTTTGATAATTCATCTTCAAATCCTAATAAGAATAAATGTATTATCGCAACTTTATTTAATTCGGCAATCATACATTTCTGTATTCTGTTGATTGTTCTTGCAAAACGAATATCCATTAAAGATAAATTTTTACCATCACCCGTTGTTTCCTCAAAACCTAAGAAGGCTTTAGGGACACGAAGAGCGGTTAATAATTTCTTTTGGATATATTCTATATCGGCAATCTCAGCTAAGTTCTGAGCTCCCGGTAATGTCTCTATTGGAGATGCTGCCGCAGGGTCACGAACAGGAATAAAATAATCTTGGTCAACCGCCATTTGGTTGAATCTCATATCTACGTTTCCTGTTTTCCCATCAACAACTTGGTCTCTTTTGAATTTGTTTGCAACACGTTGTACATATGGTTCAACATCTTTGTCATCCATATTACCAACGAACACTTTAAATACACGTCTTTCAGGTGCTCTTGATGTTCTATAGATTAACATCGCATCTTCAGATAACAATAATTGTTTCCAAATACGTCTTGCTTTTTCTAACATTGAAGTTCCGTAAGGAAGTTTTCTATCATCACCCAATAAACGGAAATGAGCTACCTCCCAAGAGTTGAACTCCATATCTTTAGCTTTCCATTTAAATCTTAAACCTTTGTTTTCAATAGGTTCTTCAATGTTTGCAGATTTTGCGGCCATACCTCTTTCCAAACGTTCTATTTCAATGTTTGGTAATTGCATACAACCCACAATACCTTTTTCAGCATCTAATTTTAAGTAAACAAAGTTATCACCATACTTACAAGTGTTTCTTGTCCACATTGGTAAGTTAGTGTTAACGTCTAAAACATTATTAAATAAATCGGCTAAAATTCCTTTCACCCTTTTTGATTCAGAATAAATCTGTAACATAAAACCATTTTGGTCAACTGTTGTAGATTCTTCACCGTATATGTCTAATGCCGCTGAGATTTCAGGAGTATACTCCATAGACTCGTAATCGTAAAACGATGCTAGTCTTGTTGGTTCATAATAAACGGCTTGAGTATATAAATTACTTTCAATTTTAGTCCATTGATTGGCTAAGTAATAAGTTTGTTGTGCTTGTAATTTTTCTCTTTCGTATTCTGCTTGGGAAGTTGTTTTTAATAACTCCTTCTTATCTAATTTATAGACAGGGTAATCTTGGTTTAACTGAGCGTTAGGACCAAAGGCACTGGATAACCGTTGCCATACCGTCATATTATTATTATTTTGATTATTTTCCATATTAAAAATCTAAATCTTATTATCCTTTAATAAATACTTTGTATTACTATATTTGTGCTCCCGAGTATATTGTCCAATTATTTGTTAAATTTGTTAATACTCCTCTACCTGTAACACCTGCTGACGTATAATTAATTGTTCCAAAATTAAATACTACGTTTGGTTGTAAATATGTTAACGTTGACCAAGTATTGAAAATATCATCTAATTGAGATGCCGGATAATTAGCCGTTGATTTATTTAACATAAAATTAGAACCGTTAGTAACATTTTTAACATCCCAATTTTTTATTGGTTGTTGAAAAGCCAAAGCTCTTCTAAACATACCTGCCGCGTCTTGTAAAGAACTTACGTTCCAATTGTTGATACCCGGATTACCACCATTATTAAATGAGGTTGCTTGGTAAAACATATTTGACGCACTATAGACACTACTCATATTCCAACTACTAATATTATCATTAAAATTTGTTGTATTGTAAAATGTTCTGTCAGTAGTGTCTATTGTTGATGTATTCCAACTATTAATATTGTTAATAGTCGTTAATGATATACATCCACTAAACATATTTGTCAATGTTGCGACATTATTTAAATTTATTGTGTCTGAAACACTAGATAAATCTAAATTTATACATCCAAAAAATGCACCACCTTCATTTCCAATATCTAATACACCCCATCTTGTAACACTAATAAATTTTGGACGTGAGGTTATACTATTGTTAAGAGTACTAACAAATGACCACCCACTTATTACACCACTAATTGTTACGGTGTAATCACCAGGGTCATCGTAGGTATGTGTTGTTTGAAATTGTGCCCAATATGTTATAGTATTTGTGAAACCATCACCCCAATCAACAAAAAACGCATAGTTTCCACTTGGTACTAATGGTAGTGTAATTGATTCATCATATTCAGTTGTTCTCCAAACACTAATAAATGAACCCGGTGTTGTTGGTGTAACAGTTGGGGTTGGTGTGTTTGTTGGGGTTGATGTTGGTGTTGGACAAATTTTGTTTGCCGAAGTACAAGTAGTACAATCTGAATAATACATTGAGAAAGTTAAAGTCCCGGGACATCTACCACTAGGTTTTAGTAATTGGTAACAATATCCATTTGTTGCTAAAACAACATCTAAAAATCCATATATTGATGGCACACTCATAATTTCTTGTGGTAAACCTAAACAACAAGGTCCAACATCCCAACATTCATAATTGGTTGTTGAGGTTGGTGTTACTGTCATTGTTGGTGTAGGTGTTGGAGTTACATTAGTCCCACAATCTGAATCAACACTACATCCTATTGTACTAACAGTTATTGTACTATTAATTGATGGGGAGTAATAAGGAGTATCTTCAAAGAAATAATATAAACTTAATGTTTGTACCATATTACTTTTAACACAGAAATGGTATGTTCCTGGTGAAGTAAAACTATAACCGATTTCACCTCCATCACATTTACTTTGTTTTTCTGATGATTGAAAAATTATCGTATTATCCGGAAAAAGAACATTTTTAACCGCATTATCAATATCGGTTTGGCTAATGACAACTTCCACACATAAACACGATGGGTTAGTTGAACTCGGAGTTACCGTATGTGTTGGAGTAACTGTTGGAGTTAATGTAACTGTTGCCGTCGGAGTTTTAGTTATTGTTGGTGTTGGTGTAGGTGTTGTTGTTCTAGTAGGGATTGGTGTTCTAGTTGTTGTAACCGTCGGTGTTGGTGTCTGAGTTGGGGTTCTTGTTGGTATTGGTGTTCTTGTAATACTTGGAGTTGGTGTTTGAGTTTTTGTTGGTGTTGCGGTATGTGTTGCCGTAATACTCGGAGTTACAGTCGGTGTCGTTGTTGACGTTGATGTAATACTTGGAGTTACGGTTGGTGTTGTTGTTACTGTTGGGGTATTTGTAGGTGTAAGACTTGGTGTTTGGGTTGGGGTTTTTGTTGGAGTTGGGGTAATAAATCTTAATTCACAAGTCGCGTCTTTACTTGGTATGTAAATACTATATGTCCCATAAAAATCGTCGGTATAATATTCGTAAGGTAACAAAACTAATCCCAAAAAGATACTCCCACCCGTTGTTGGGTAGAAAGTAATTTCAGCCATTTGACCGTCGTAGTTTTCAGTTGTTATTAAAATATATGTTGACATATGTAATTTAATTTAGTTCAATCTTTAATAATATAAAGGTTATTTGTTATGAGTTAATACATTATTCGCAAAATATAAGTTACTATTACTGACATCAATATCGTAAACTGTTGTTGGTTCTGTAATTGTAACTAATAATGTAATTTCAAATTCGGTGTTATCCATATCTAATAATACATCACCAACGTTTAATTCAGATGTTGTTCTAATATACCACACACCATTTTGTTTAACAACGTGATTATGTGAATCAGTCGCAATTAATCTACCATTATTAATGTCTATGACAGAATTAACAATATATCTATTAAAGTTAATAACTGTTGATGTTGAATCAACATAATTCAATGTATCACTACTCCAAGAGTACCATTCGTCCGATGGTAAAGGCATTCCTGAAACATCAAGAGATTTAAGTACATCCTCAACTTGAATGTCTTGTATTAATTTAGTTGACCCATCTGATAATGTTATTATTGTATCGGCAACAAGACAACTACCACAACTTACACAAGCTCCAACCCAACTAGTACCATTCCATTGTCTTTTATTTGGGGGGGAAGTAGTGTTAAAATCTGCGTACCATCCAGAGGCCATTGAACCACCTAAACAACCTGTACCATCTGAACTATAAATTACTGTTGACAAACATATATCAGCATTGTCAGTACACACGTTTGTGAATGCACCTAATATACAACCCACCGTGAAAGTTGTTTTATAACTCCACCCAACAATAGAACCTAAACAACAATTGTACGCAGAGACATCAATAGTTCCCGGGTCACCAGAAGTTCTTGTAACCGTGTTTTCTCGTGCACAAACATCTTGTGGGGTTCCTCCCTCAACAAATACTGTCTGAGTACCACCTGTACAATTAGTGTATTGGAAAGTAGTTCCACCTATAGATGGGTCCGGTGGTGGTGGTGTATCACTAGTTAATGTATAACATACACAAACTACTGCGGGTGTTGTTGGTGTTACTGTAGGAGTATTACTCGGTGTGTTAGTTAATGTTATTGTCGGTGTAACAGTTTTTGTTGGTGTGTTACTTGGCGTGTTAGTTAATGTTATAGTAGGTGTTGCAGTTTTTGTTGGTGTTATTGTTGGAGTATTACTCGGTGTATTAGTTAATGTTATAGTAGGCGTAACAGTTGGTGTTGCCGTTTTTGTAGGAGTATTACTTGGAGAATTAGTTAATGTTATAGTAGGTGTAACAGTTGGTGTTGCCGTTTTTGTCGGAGTTATTGTTGGAGTTATTGTAGGTGTTATTGTAGGTGTAACAGTTGGAGTCACAGTTCTTGTTGGTGTAATACTCGGAGTAACACTTGGAGTATTTGTCGGAGTATTACTTGGGGTGTTTGTTAATGTTATGGTAGGTGTAACTGTTGGCGTTATTGTAGGTGTGACAGTTGGAGTCACAGTTCTTGTTGGTGTAATACTCGGAGTATTACTTGGTGTATTTGTTGGCGTAGTAGTTAACGTTATTGTAGGCGTAATCGTTGGGGTTGGAGTTATAGTTGGTGTAACCGTACTTGTTGGTGTTTGTGAAAGTAATGGTGGTGGACAAGGGTCTTCAAATGTACATTCAGCACAACTAATAGATGTTCCAAAACTTATTATATTATATTGACTGGTAAATGATGAACCACTTACAGCGGTCACACAACCACTGAATCCATCTGTTGTGATATAATATGATTGACCTATAGTAATTGTAGTCACAAAACCACCAACTTTATAAATATTAAGTGAATTACAACAATCTTGGAAATAATTGATATCCGGCGGTAATGATGACGGTGTATTTGTTGGTGTGTTACTTGGCGTATTTGTTGGAGTAGTGGTTAATGTAATAGTCGGTGTAATAGTTGGTGTTGGAGTTAAAGTTGATGTCGCTGTTATACTAGGTGTAACTGTTGGGGTATTTGTTGGTGTGGGGGTTGGACCAGCAATTTCTGTTACACAAACATTATCAATATAGATTGTGTTAATAATCCCCGGACAACCATCTACCGCCCCAAATCCAAAAAATGTACCTGTTCCACAAACAAGATTAATATCGTGATATGTTACTCCGGTATCACTAATTGGTGAAGAAATAGTGTTACCTGCACTAACTTGGACATATCCGTATTCAGTGCAAGAAGAGTTGTTATATAGTTTAAATTTAATATTATAAGTGGCCCCTTCAGTTAATATATCTTGATATAAAAAGTTTCCTTCGGATTCTCCAATAAAATTAGCACTACCCCCATAATTAGAACTCCACACCCAATTAGACCCAAAAAGTTGTGACCATCCATTAAGATTATTATTAAAATCACCGTTGATTACTAAATTACCATCACAAGTTATTGGTGTTACGGTAGGAGTTATTGTTGGTGTTACTGTTGTGGTTGGTGTAGGTGTAGGTGTTGGACAAATTCCTAATGTTGATGAAATTATTATAAATTGAGGATATGATTCCTCAACCCAAGGGTATGTTACATCACTTAACGGATAATTTCCGGGATTACTATTAGAACAAAAGAAATGGTAAACATCGTCACCTAAAATCTCAGTATAGTTCCATTTACTTGATGAAGTATTCCACCAAACAAACCCAACAGGTGTTAAACAATCATTTAATAATATTTCATAATAAAATTTACCATTATAAATTCCCGTTTTACCTATAGTACAACTCCATTCAAAACCTATAGCTTCCGTTATAACCGTAAAACACATTTCACTTGGTAAATTTGTTGGTGTTGGGGTTACGGTTTGTGTAGGAGTATTTGTAGGAGTTACGGTTTGTGTAGGAGTATTTGTCGGAGTAACTGTTTGGGTCGGAGTAATACTTGGTGTCGGTGTTGGTGTTATAAATAAAATACCATTAAAATCACAGAAAGGAGCCGGAACAGGACCTTTTATTTCTATAGGTCTAAAGTATTCCAATGGAGATTTTTTTCGTTCAAAACCAGGTTTTATAATTTTTACATTATAAATTCCCTGACCATCAACAACTAGTCTTGACCCAGCAAAAATATTACCCGATTTTTTTCTATCTACAAATCCCATTCAGTTTTATTTTATAAATATTACATACCTCCGAATAACCAACCATATTTCATATAATCTTCTCTTGAAACACTTTGTTGGCCCATTTGACTTGGATTTGTACCATAATAATTTGGGATAACCGGATTAAATTCTAAATTTCTTGAAACAACGTCATTATTACTAACAGCCCAAGATTCAATCATCGCTTTGGTATGTTCAGTTACTTTTGTCAATTTACTAAACGAAGATTCAGCAACATAAGTCGCCATAGCAATTGACATAATTAAATCGTCGTGATGACCTTTTTGGTGGTCAGGTCTACCATTCATATAAATGAATGTATTCATTTCATTATATAAACGAGAACTATATATTCGGAATCCGTGTCTCATAACCTCTTCATACGAAGCTATTATCTGAACCCTTTTATTATTAAAGTTAATTCCCGGAATTTTTTCTGCTGATTTTGGGTCGTATTTCCATTTGTTTGCCGTATCAACACCATCAACGTATAAATCTTTATAATTCATTTCTTGTAGTTTTCTTGCAGTTGAAACACCCATTCCTCCGGTAATATCAATTACAATAAAACAAGAATATATTGTTGCCCATTTATGACATATCTCAGCCATAGTATCGGGTGGTAATTTACCAACAAATTCGGCAACTTGTTCCATCGCATCAAAATCAACAATTTGGAATGAACTAAAATCTTCTGAATCCCCACGGGAAACGTCCACACCCATAATGTACTTATGACCAACAACAGGTTCTTTCCAAATCCAAAGAGCGTTACCCATTAATTTATTAACAGGTTCAAGAATCATATTTTCTCGGATTTTACTCATCATAAGAGAATCAAATACGTTATCTCCGGAACCTAAGAAATTACATTCTAACTCCTGAGATACTTTACGTTTATCGTATTTTAATTTCTTAACCATCGCCTCAAACCAAGAAGAACAAGGTTTGTAACCGGCATCCATTATAATTCTTAACTCTTTGTAGTTTCTATTTGCGTAAGGTATTTTTTCCCAATCAATAAAATCGTCAGGATTATAATCTTCCTTATTTAACAAATAATGAATAATGTCTTCAGTTTTAACTAAAAATAAATCTTTGGTGTAACGTGGGTCTCTATACCAAAACATCTCCGTAATTTTGAAGTCATTCATATTACGTAACGCTTGGTCGTATATTTCGTAGTAAATTTGGTCGTAACCATTGGGTGTTGAAACCACGATTACTTTACCCCCCGTAGATAGGGATGCCATACAAGCAGACCAGAAATCACTATCGGCTTCAATAAACGCCGCCTCATCAAATACAAGTATCGTAGGTGTAAATCCACGCAAGGCATCCTTAGATGTTGCAACGGCTTTAACCTCACATCCATTTGTTAACTTATAATGTTTTTGGGAATTTTTTGCTTTATCAAAATCTACACCTGTCCAAGATGGCCATTGACCAACGAAGGATTTGATTTTATTTGCCATCTCCAATGATGTATCCAACTTGTTGGCAATAATCAATATTTTTTCGGGAGTTTCTTTTCTTGCAAATACAAGTTTTCGTGACATCCAAGCCGCGGTAACTGTTGATACCCCGGCCTGTCTGTACTTTAATGCTATATTCTCATTGTAATTTTCGTAATCCTCTAATAAAGATAATTGGTCCGGAAAAAGTTCCAATGGAACATATTTTTTAACCGTGTTATCATATGTTTCTAAATACGTTTTAAGTGCGTATTCAACATCTCTACTACATTTTACGTATTCTATTAATACTTGTTCTCTTGTTAAATTTGACATACATAATGTTGTCGGTAATTTTTAGAATCCTAACGCAGATAAATCAATATCATCCAAATCATCTAAGTCATCAAAATCATCATTACCATAATTTCCACCGTCACTATCATCATCGTCATCAGACATTTTTGTTTCGTATTCGTGTTTTTTAAGGATTTCCACAATCTCATTAACCATTCTATCAATCACCTTTTTAGCTTCAGGTTTATCTTCCATAATAGCTTTCGCTAAAGTTATAAAATCTTTTGCCTCTAATTGAGACAATTTCATAAATAAATATTGTTGAAGGTGTCTTTGGTCTTCTTCATATAATTTGTCAGGCCAAGAGTCTCTAAATTTTTCCCAAAAAATTGGTCCTAATCTTGAATCCCATATTTCCGCAGGTAATGTATCTTCAGCACCTACAACCATACTTCTTTGAACAGGGTCGTTTGGAAGTCCTTGGTCACCATATAAAGAATAGATACCTTTAACTATTTCGTGAACTAATAAAGGAAACGTAAACGCTTTCGCTTTAATTGTTGGTGGGTCAGTTTCAGGGTCAGATTCTGATTGTCCCATTTGACCACCACCACCACCGGCCATTCCTTCCATATCAGGATACAACCAATATAAGTGTTCCATTAATGATTGTGTAACACCGTATAAATTTAATAATTCAGGGCTTAATCTGTTTATTTCGTTACTTACCAAAACATACATATGACCCCCTTTAAATGCCGCTCCTTGAACTAATGAATTAATCATTCTTCTTTTTGCTTTTTCTAAATTGAATTTTTCCATAGAATCCATAAAGTCTTCTATTTCTTCTTGATGTTCTTCACCTTCTTTAAATGCGTCTTCAACTTCTTCTTCATCCGGTTGTTCAGGTTGTGTTTGCATCCCTTCAGCTGCTCCCATCATACCACTAACTAATTCAACATCAAATTGTAATTGACCTTCAGGAATACCTAATTCTTTTTTAACTAAATTAACAGCTAAGTTCTCAAGATATTCTTTATGTTGAACTTCAACTCTTTTAACTTGTTGTAAACCACCCATAATAGAAGTCATTAATCCCTGCATCGGATTATCTCCTTGTATTGGTGTAGTATCACCTAAAAATCTTCTTACTTTCTCTACAGAGTCTTTAAATCGTTGAGAAGAAATTAATTCAACAAAATCTCTATCACCATCTTGAGGTAACATAGGGTTTTCAGCATATGGTGTTTGTTTTTGATTAATCTGTCTTTCAATTCCCGGTTCCATTCTTTCAGGTCCTTCATAACTAACAGGTGCCTCGTTTAAACGACGATTAATTTCGTTTAACATAGTTTGTTGGTTATCAGTTAATCCTTCATTAACTAATTTTTTATCTAAATCACTTTTGACTTTCAATATCTTCTCCATTTTTAAATTTGCACTCATAATTATTTTTTGTTAAATCCTAACGAATTAAATTTTAAGAAACTTGGTAACGAAGTTTCATCAACTTCTTTTTTCATCGCCTTTGGAGCTCCTTTTTTATCAGGGTCTGGTTGGAACGGGTGTTTTGGTTTAGTACCGGGACTAACCTTTGGTTTTGCAGGAGCAGTCTTAGTGTCTTCACCAACTTCAGATTTCATTGCTTTCGGAGCTCCTTTTTTATCAGGGTCCGGTTGGAACGGATGTTTTGGTTTAGTACCGGGACTAACCTTTGGTTTTGCAGGAGCAGTCTTAGTGTCTCCCTCAATAATACTTAATAGGTCTTTTTTAGACATTCTTGGTGTAATGTGTTTTTCTACTAATCTCATAATTTGTTTTTCAATTTCACTTTCAGTAAAAATATCAGTGGTTGCTTTACCCATACCTGTTACAACAGGATTAAGTTTGTTTACATTATCACTATTAAGCTTACTAACAGTACTAACTACTTTTTTACCATAATCTCCAAAGTTAAATTCTTCTTTGGTTTCTTTCTTCTTTTCAGGAAGTTTGGCAAAGTTAGTCTTTTTTGTAAATTCATCAGCCATTTTACACCATTTTTTTTGTTCTTTTGTTTTTCCGTCACCACATTTAGCGAAGAAATATTTTTGTTGTTTTTTTGACTCAAATTTTTCGTCAATTTCTTTTTCTTCCATCATACCCATACC